TGGCGCCGGCTCGTAAGTGTAGACACGACTCGGCGGTGGGTTGCATATCGCGTCGAGGTCGAGCGTCGGCATGTGAGAGTACTTATGTATTGCATGTATTTAGATCGCTGGAGACTAAAAAGTCTTTAAAGGCGGAATGAGACTCGATTTTTGGATGTGACATTTTTTCGACCCGTGTTCACGTGATTATCAACCATGCGTGAAAAATTAAGGTCCAACCACTCGAGAAGTGCGGCGGTTTTTTTGACCGAGTGATCGACGTTGCGTCCACAGTCAGCACCGTGTGACCACTTGTCGCACCAAATCGTCTTGTCTTCGGGCGACAGACCCTTCCACCCGATGAGCATGAATTCCTGGATGGCACTTTTGAAGATGAGTTTTTGCGTCGTCAAATCCAAACTCACGAACTCTTGAAAATTTTCAAACTCATTCATGAACCAATCGAGCACCACATACAACTCCGTGATCGAATAGAGGTTTTTCTCCTTGAGTTCTTTCTTGCCATCAGCGCTTCGCTTCTTGATGTCGATGTTGACGTATTCAAGCCGACGATCGAACGCGTGGAAAAGTGCGTTGAGAAACTTGATGATGTCGTTCTTTTTCTTCGTCTGCCATTCCGACGAAAGCATGAGCCGTTCACATTCCGGAAGCGCCTTCTCGAGAATGTCTTTGTTTGATTTCGCCGTCGTTCCTGGATTGAGAATGCGATTGACGAGTCTAAAGAGGGTGAAGAATTCCTTCTCGCGCTCGTTCACCGTCGACGCCACTCGCGTGAGCGGTGCGTGGAACATCGGTAATAATTCATACTTGAGGTACTTGACGAATGGGGACGTGAAGAGGCGAGAGTTGAGTTGTTCGCCATCACACATAGTCAGACCCTGGTTTCGGCGATTGAACAGGATTTGCCTGTGCTCCGCTGTCAGATCGTAGTAAAAGCACAAATTGATAGATATCTTGTGTCTCCAGTATGATATTTCCTTCTTAGTCATGTCCTTCAAATACCGCCCGTCCATCGCCGGCAACTCCGATCGGTCAAACATTTTGACCGTTTCGAGGCGGTGTCCTGCGTCGAGGAGTTCGTACGTGTCCGTCGCGGAGTCGACGTTGATGAGCCAGTTTTGATCCGCGGTGAGTTTGAATCGAAGAGACTCGATGTATTCTTGGCGCTGCAAAGTGCTCCACCCCTTCGTCGGGTCGCGCTGCGCGTCTGGAAGAATGAACAAGTTTTCTTGTTCTTCGTTGTCGACGTGTTCCGCCATGATAGTGGCGATCGTCTTCGAGCCATGGTCGATGCGCAGGTTTCTGAATTCCTTCACGGGGATGAAGGACGGCATGATCGTTTCGTTGTGCTTGGTCAAGCGGGTGGGTCAGTGCGCGGTGCGTTTGCGTCGCGAAGTGGTGCCCTCTCTTTGAAAATTTTGAATATTTTGAAAGACGGCGGTGATATTTTAGTCTGTCACTAGAACCCACCAACGAGCTCCTGGGCACGTGCATTTGGAAACTGGCGGGAAAAGTAGTCTGGGTCATCGTGTTTGGAGTGTCCTATTGTAGATGACTTTGACCTATCTATTGAAATATACTGACGCAAATCGCGGTAAAATACCCGAGCGCCGTCGGCGACCAAATCTTCGATTTTGTGATCGATGTGATTATCTTGTGGTACGTATTTTGAAACGTATTTCTCCATATTAGGAACGTGCATGAGGTAACATTTCATCGAACTGATCCATCGCAACTTTTCAAAGCCGGGTCGGTGCCCTTCTTGAGCCGGGAACCGCGAAAGGCAATGGAAGAACACCATCTCGAAATCATCACCGAGCGCGTCGATGGTGTTTTGAATCTCACCAAAAAAAGACGAGTCGTGAATCAACACGTTGTCCTCGAGCACCAATGCATATTTCACGCCTTCGCGACGGGCGCGGTCGAACACACTCAGGTGTCCTTGCATCGCCCCGATCGCACCGAGGTTGAAATACGTGATGTTCGGTCGACGCGCCGAGGGATTGTAGTGCATTTCCACGGCTTTCTTCATGTACGCGCCGTCGACTTGTCGTTCGAACAATCGCGCGTTCGTGATGTTCTTTGTGTCGACACCGTACACGACATCGATCGGGATCCCGTGTTGATTATATTTCTCAAAAAACCCTCGACGACGCTCCACCGAGTCGGGAATCGTTAAGAGGTAGGGTTGATACGCCAAACGCGTCCGGCGTCGCGCGAGTAGGATCAGCGCGACAATCAGGAGCGTCACACCAACCTGGAGCGCGATCATACTGTACCCTGAGAGGAAAAATCACACGCCTTTCCACCCAAGTCGTAATTTCCATTATTCGATCCGAGTTCGGCGCGGTTTTGGTTGATGAACGCCTTCGTCGTGACACACTTGAACGTGTCCGTGTCCCGGAGCCAGTCGGACAGAGTGTGGTCGTTTCTATGCTTCCAATACACCACGCCGTCCCGTTCCATGTATCGCGTGAGGAATTCCTTTTTGCACACCAGGGCGTGATTACAGAGAAGCTGTGCTTCTTTCGGCGCGCGCCACACGTGTTCGGTGAGCTGTGTGAACGGCGTGTTGCAGTTGGACCAGCAATACCCGAGAAACATGACCTGACCCTCGGTGGTCTTGAATTGTCGGACGGCTTCGAAGATTTGTGCGATGGACACCTGATACTTGATGTCGTCCTCGACGATCAGGATGGTCTCGAATCCGTTGTTGTATGCGTCGTAGTAACACATGAAGAATGACAAGCACACGCACAACTTTGTCATCTGTTTGTACAGGTGTTTGTTGAGGGGGTTGAACGTCTGCGACATATTGCGGTAATCGTCCGGTGTCAGGTCGTCCGGCTTGATCGCATCCAGCAATTTGTACTTTTGCCCGAACGCCTTCAATTGTTCGGTCGCGTAGTCCACCCTCGAGGGCATGCAGATGCAATAAATCATGTCGAGCTCGTTCGAGCCGGTCTCGCCCACGGGCTTGAATTTGTGTTTGAATCGTCGGTAGATGCCCTTGGGTGTGTACGCACCCGTGTCCGCCAGAGGCACCACCTTCGGTGCGCACGCGTTGCGTGACCCGTTCCACAGTTTCACGAGTTTCGTCGTGTAACTGATGTTGGTGCACACCTTTTGTGCATCCCAATTCTCGCGCACGGTGTCGTAGTAGGGATCTTCCTCGGCGCTGTGTATGATGAGGTCCGACGGTTTGTCTAATTTCATGCTGGCGACGTATGGGACGAGATAGTCACCGTTCTTGCCGATGATTCTTCTATACTTTTCATTCGTGCTCTTGTAGTTCGGGTCGGTGAACTCCGTGATGGTCTGGTCCATCCATGCCTTCAAGAACGGGTGACCCTTGGGCGACTTGATGAAGAAATTTTCGAGACACACCACGCCCTCCTTGCTGAAGCGATCGGCTCTGAAACAGAAGAATCCTTCGGGTAACCAGTCGAGAGGTCTGTTGCAGAACACGCTCGCGTCGATCCACACGCCACCGTACTTGTGCAAGAGATAGAACCGGATGAGATCGCTCTTATGCGCCTCCGTCGACGTCATGGACGAGAAGCTGTACAGCGTGGACCACGGGATGTATTTGTGTACGGTCAGTGCGTTGAGCACGCGAATGTCCTTGACCTTGCCGACGTTACGCCAATTTCGAATGCACCGTTGAACGATCTTCGGCTGCATGGGGGTGTGCCAGTACGTCCACACCGTGTCGGGCGTGACCGGTCGAGTGTCTGGAAGAAACGTGTACAAGATCAGCGCGATGATGATGGCGAGCACCAACGCGATGCCGCTCATGCCTACTATACGCGCACAAAAAAACTCGGTGCGTAAAATTCGCTAAAATCTTTTCAATGTTCAAGGTATGGCTCCCGTGGTGTAGCGGTAACACTATGGACTTTGAATCCATCACCCCTGGTTCGATCCCAGGCAGGAGCTTCACCCGACCTTAGCTCAGCTGGAAGAGCAATGGATTGTAGTCGTCTTCACAGTTCTCCATGGGTCGCCCGTTCGACTCGGGCAGGTCGGACCAGTCCTCTGTCATATAATGGTCATTATCCCCGGCTGTTAACCGGGTCATCTGAGTTCAATTCTCAGCGGAGGAGGTTCTTTTTAGATGTGGGTCGATGACCACATGTAAAAAGAATTAATTTCTACGCGTTCAGTATACAACTCCCATGGCGGCGTCTATCGGACGAACCGTCAGTCTCAATCTCGCGTCGATCATCCTGTTCGCGGCATTGTACTTTTTGCTCGCACGCACGGGTGGTGCCGATTTCACCGGTCTGAGCGCGACGTCCACGCCGTTGGATGCTTTGTATTTCTCCACGACCATCCAGAGCTCCGTCGGGTTCGGTGACATCCACCCGACGAGCGGTCGCGCGAAGCTTCTCGTCATGCTTCAACAGTTCGTGTTGATCGCCGGTGTCGTTGACTTGATGTCGTCCGGTGGTGTCACGAGCGCGATCAAGAGCAACTTCAACAAGACCACGACGTCCATGGCGTCACCCACGACCATCAGTAGTACGATCTCGAACGTTCCGATGGCGACTACGGTTTAAGTTTATTCGCAATGTCAGTGGACAGTTTCAACAGCGATTTGCTTTTATTCGCGTTGTTCACGAGGGACACTTGAAGTCGTGCAGCCACGAATTCAAGTGATCTCTTCACCTCTTTCAGATCTCGAACATCTCGAAGGAGTCGAGTGCGATAGGCGGTCATGCCTTTGATCGGCGTTTGACGCTTCGAGATGTATTTAGTCCTCATCACATCGCATATCTCAGCCGTCGTGTATCGCCTCCACAGGTCACTTCCTTTCTTGAAATCGGTCGCACTGGACTTTTTGAATGGTGCGATGTCCATGTCCTTCGCCATCTTCATCAACGCTAATTTCGGTACGTATTTACACTGTCGCTGCGTCGTGTATCGACCTCGCACTCTCGTCAAAGCCGGGTTATCGATCATCGAACCGTTGTCATACGCGTCTGCTATGTACCCAGGCGTGAGTTTACCCTTGGAGCCGTACTTGTTGTATTTGCGACGAAGGCGTGGGTGGTAGTTGGTTTTGTTCCCGGGTGCGACGTGTCGCACGCGCACCTTGCGATTGTTTCTTCGCACGAGATCTTCCTCGTCGAGTATCAGACTATTCTGGCGCATGTACCTGTTGTTGATCGGTTCAAAATTCGGGTCCAGACTACCGACGAGCTGTCGCGATGCCATCGTATATTATTATCACCACATAAAAATATATGATCCCCCTGCTTTTCGTGTTGTGGTTCATCAGACACGGACATCGATGCCCGTGTGGCGACGCCGCGACGACGGATTGTTACAGGACAGAGGCGTATGGGTTTCAGTACGGACACCTCTTCTTCTACATGTTACTCGGTGCGCTGTACCCGAAACAGTTTTGGTTTTGGATCTCGATCGGTGTCGCGTGGGAGATATTTGAGTATTGGTTGTCGAGTCGACCCGACGTGGTCCAGCGACTGGGTGGATGCCTGTCACCCAAGCAAGAAGACACGCCGTTGTGGTACAGAAAAGTGTACGCGGGCGAACCCAAGCACGAGAACGTCATCGATCGGGCGTTGGGCATACGAAACAGTCAGGTGCACACGTGGCATTACAGCGTGGGTGAAAATGTAACGAACGTCGTGGGATTCCTCGTGGGTGCGTACCTCCGACGCGTTTTTTTGAAACGACTCCTCGCGCCCGTTTCTTAGCCTTTTTTCCCATGACATGTACATATGGAGGTGATCACTACAATCTTGGAAGAGAAAGGATTTGTCGTCAGTGCGTTTCGAGACGTGTATCTTTCCGTGAAGTGGTCAGACCCCGTGGTGAACATGCAGAAGTGTCACGAGTACGTACACGGGCGACCGTCTGAAGACACGGAAGAGTTGATGGCGATATTGGAAGAGCACGGGTGGCGTGTCGCGCTCGAATATTTCGTTCCGATCGAGTGGGGTTTCGTCATTACAACACGTGATTCCTAAAGTAATGGTCGAGTTCGCACCGAATGACGTGTTCGCTCTGTTTGTTCTCGTGGGCGTAGAATGGTCCCCAGATTTCTATTTTTTTACGAACGTCGTCGTACCACAGGTACGAGAGTTCAAGAAACCTCGTCAGCCAATACATACGGTGACCCTTTTTACCGATGAAATCGTACATCATCTCCGGGTCGTAGTCTGAGACATCCATCTCCGAGTAATGTGTATTGAGTGGCGGACTGTAGGGTGCCATTACACTAAGATTTCATATTTTCTTTAACCGCGTGCCGCGCGAGACATGACGACGAATCCCGTGTCCAACGCACACGCGAACACACCCAAAGTGGTCGTGTACTCGTTTGGCAGCGCGCGGAGTTTCCTCGCGTTTTCGTCGTACGAATCCACGAAATCTTCGTCGACGAATTCTATGTGATCATCGGATCGACACGTGGGGCAGTTGCGCGACCAGCGTTTCAGGCATCGAACACATAATTCATGTCCACATCTGAGAGTTGTGACTCCGACGTATTCGTAGCACACTGGACACGATAGTACACGATATAGTTCCACAGCACGAACAGTCCCAGTGCGAGTCGAGAGATCCTTCGATGTAGTCTCCGAACCTGAGTCGCTTCGCATTCCATTATTATGTCGTCTTATTTTAAATGGACGCGCTCAAGGAATGGGGAATGTACTATCTGGACATGTATCGACCAGTACACGAGAACGATGCCGTGATGTTCGACATCGACGACACGTTGATTCGAGCGAGCGACGGACTGGTCATCTTACCGATGCTCGACGTGTTGCTTTACGCGAAATCGCACGGGTACAGGGTCATCATAATAACGGCGCGTCCTAGATTACAAGAAGTCATAGACTACACGGTCGAGCAGTTGGGTGAGTTTGGGATCCCATACGACGACCTTGGATTTTGTAACCCAGAGGACAAGGGTCGACTCAAGATGAAACTTGGGTATAATTTCATCCTGTCCGTCGGCGACATGCCAACCGATCTCACACACACTCGACACGCACTACACACGGTGACCTACGAACATTTCTAGCATTTGAAATTCTTACCACACGTCATGCACGACACGAACGTGGTCATGGGTTCATCCGCCGACCGCGTCTGCGCCTGCTGGTACGTCGTCTTATTTGACCCACACCGACACTTGAAGAACCCTGTCTGATTTCGTTGTTCGTTTGCGAACCATTCCTTGCGAAGCTCCTTGTGCATGCGATCCTCGAGCGCCGCGGCGTAGGGTCCATCGGGTAGCGCTTCCCAAGGTTTGAGATTGATCACGTCCGACGACTTGATCACCTTGTTTTGAATCTTCGCTTTCAGTCCATCGTTCTTCAACAGCGTGTTTTTGACAGACAGAAATTTGCATTTGTACAGTGTCCTAAAGTATTCATTCTCGAACGACGCGGCATCTTCGGCGACTCGTTCGACGGCGTGGTTGAGGATGTTCTTTTCGAGATTGACGATGGTGACGTCTTCCTCGGAAAGATTGAGAATCTCTGCGAATTGTTTCACGACGTACGCGCGCGTGGCGTGCATGGTGCTCTCACTCTGTTCACTAACGGTGCTCATCTTTAAGCGATGGGCAATCCTTCGAATCCCGTGCGACCGCGCTTGCAGTCTTCGAGGTTCTCGGGCGAGCACTTGTCGAAGAATCCGGAGACACGGCGGGCGACGTTGAAATCGATGCGATCGGTTTTCCAATCGTCGCGCACGCTGTATCGTTCGCCGCGCCTGAACCAGAAGAAGGCGAGAATGAGGACGACGCTGATGACGAGCCAGCGATTCATGTATATCATGTATTTCATATATTTATTTTTTACGTCGGTATCCATGCGTCGCCGTTGAGGACCGCGGTCGTGTATTTCATAGCGACTTGAAAGTGAATGTATGGCATAGCCGGAATCTCGACCGCAACCTTCAGTGGGTTCATCTCCATGACACGCACGATGTCGACGTCCACCTTGTCCCCTGACGTCGCCTTCGCCATGGAGTTCGTGAAATGTTTCAACCACTCCACGTGTTCTTTGTTTTTGCAGTCGAACTTCTTGACCAGTTCAGTCATGTTTTATTTCACTCGATCGTTTTCTATAAGTAAACGCGCGCTGGGATCTGTCTCCGTGGTCCATCGAGGTCGCCAGTACTCACGAATGAGCGAATCGTTCATCGAACCAAACTCTGACCAAAACTGTTCCCTGTAAAACGCCTCTTCCTTCGTCCTCGGTTCGTTGTGTCCGCGACACATGAGACGAATGTTGTCCATCATCGTGTCCGAAATAAGATCGCCCAAATCTCGAAGTCGCCGAACCCAATCCGCGCCCACGGCGTCGGAAAACGCGTCTTTCTTTCGGTAGAGCACGAGATCCGGAAGGTAACCGTGAAATGCGCGACGAATCACGTCCTTTTCGAGTGTCGTCATTTTCAGCTTTTGTGGCATAATCATGCACGCCTCGATGAAATTCTTGTCCAAGAACGGCACGACCAAATCCAACCCCCATCGACCGGCGCACCTGTCCGCGCGGAGTCCGTCGAACTGGTGAATGAGGCGCAGGCGTCGCATGTTCTCCATCGCGAAATCGTTCACGTCCGGGGCGTATTTGAAATAGTAATATCCACCCAAAATTTCATCGCTACCCTCACCACTAAATATGTATCTGACGTCCGTGTTTTCGCTTATGTACTTACACAGCAGGTAGTTTGGTACGCTCGCGCGAATCGTGGTCGTGTCCCAGCTCTCGGTCGTTCGAATCACGTCGGGTATCGCGGCGACCCCTTCTTCGAGCGTGAAATGTATCTCGGTGTGGTTACTTCCTATGTAATCCGCGACGACGCGAGCGGCTTCGAGATCCGGGCTTCCTAGGAGACCTATGGAGAAGGTTCGTATCGGTCTGTGTGACATTTTCTGTGCGATCGCGCACACCAGACTGCTGTCCAACCCCCCTGACAGAAGGAATCCTTTGGGGCGGTCGCTCATGCTCAGCCGAATCTTCACCGCGTCCTCGAGCGTCTTTTGTAGTTCAACCCCACAGGATCTCAACGCTCGGTCGGATCCGTTGATCCTCCAGTGTGTGGTGTAGTAACACACGAAATCATCGATCGTTGAATCGTAAAAGTGACCGGGTGGGAACACGCAAATGGGCGTCGCCAGGAACCGAAGCGCCTTTGCTTCCGAGGCGAACGCGATGGAGTCGTCGGCGTACCGGGTGTAGAACAGCGGACGGACGCCCACTGGATCTCTCCCCGCGATGACGTGCGACCCGTCGGTGTACACGAATGCGAAATCTCCACGAATCATCTCCAACGCATTCTTCGCCCCGAGCAGACGGATCACGTGCATCACGGGTTCGCAATCGCTCGAACTCATCTCCTCACCCACCTGAAGATCTTTGTAGTTGTAAATCTCACCATTACACGCAAACATGACGGTGTTCTTGTATTCGAACGGTTGCATACCCAACGCGCTTAAATCGTTGATCGCGAGACGGTAATAATCGATCCTACACTTTCCTAACGTCACGGACTTGAAATCGTCCGGACCTCGGTGTGTTAGGAGTCCTTGAGGGACATGTCGCTCTTCCCCGAATAAAGAAACGATGCCACACATGAATGTCATGCTCATTTTATTTTTAATCGCATCTCGAGGTGTTGTCGAAGAAGTTCCGTGTCTTCGGTGCCGTCTATGTTCTGTCCACGAACCGACACCGATTCGAACATGCTCGTGGGGGAATAGACGAACGTGTGTACGTAAAAGAATGACATGCCCGACTTCAATGCGATTGAGTCGAGATCGGACTCGTACAAGTCGACAATGTTCATGTGACGTCGGATGATTTCCTCGGACATTGGTTTTTTTGACTTATTGCTTCGAATGAAAATGTTCTTCTTCGTGAGGTCGAGTGCTGGAAACGAGCCGTGTGCGCGTCGAAACCGTGCGAGGTACGTGGCGTATTTCTCCGCGACCTCCTTGTCCCTGAACGTCAACATCCTCGGCTTGTCATCAGGATCGGTCATCGTGACGAAACCCTTCGTGACCTTGAATTGTATCGCATGGAAGGTGTGCATACCTTTCTATAGTTTTAATATGTGATTTTCTTTTAATGTCACATTTCCCTCAAACGTCCGGTCAGTGTAAATATCTCCTAGCCCTTCAATCTTCGAAACCCATCGTCATCGGCGTCGGTCCAGCCGGGTGTGGTAAGACCATGCTCGCGTGTCGCGAGGCGCTGTCATTCGTCGGCGGTGCAAATCGAGGACGCATCGTCGTCACGCGCCCGATCGTTCCAGCGGACGATCGCGATTTGGGATATTTACCAGGGGACCTAGAACAGAAGATGCTTCCGTTCACCATGCCCATGTACGACGTCTTCGAGAGCACGTACTCGCGAACGGCGATCGAGCGCTTCCTCGCGGTTGAACCACTCGGATTCATGCGCGGACGCACCTTCACGAACACGTGGCTCATCGCGGACGAGATGCAAAACGCGACGAAGGAGCAGATGAAGATGTTACTGACACGCGTCGGACACGGCACGAAACTCATCATCACGGGCGACCCGGACCAGAGCGACCTCGGTCCGGACAACGGCTTGAGCGACCTCCTCTACCGCGTCGAGGGGTTCGATCTGACGCACATTGACGTCGTGCGCATGGACAGCGGTGACATCTTGCGTCACCCGAGTGTTCAGGAGGTGATTAAAATTTATGAAGTATAGGTAAGAATGTCGGGTGTCGTCATCACCCTTCTGTGCCTCGCGAGTTTCGTCGTGAGCGTTTCCGCGCCGTTGGGGTACTTACCCGGCACGGACCTCTATTACATTCGAGCGTACAAGGCGGATGAGTACGTCAAGAAGGTGAGATATCTCGCCAATGAAATTAACAAAGGTCGAATCGTGACCGACGTCGGGTTTGAAAATTTCAGGGAGTTGTTCCAAAACATTGAAAAGGTGATCGACACGGACACGGAGACCGTCGCGCGTAAAGTCACCGACTTGGGACGCAAAGTGACCGTCGCCAAGGTGTTGTTCGATTACACCGAGCGCGTGCGAGACGATCGAGATTTGATCATCAGACACTACTCGGTCAAGTGATGCGTAGATTGAATTTCTTCTCCACGAACGTGATCGCTTTGCTCAGGCTAGGCTGACTCCACAGGAGCCATCGAGACCAGAACCCTGGCGTCTTGATGCCTCGTGTGCCCCAGGACTCGCTCGTGCTCCTGTCGACACGCAGCATACCAAAGTGCACCTTGGACGCGTCGGTCTCCTGCTCGAGTGCACGGGAAATCACACCCCCGTGACGACGGACGTAATTGCGCATGCGTCGACTGTTTTTGTGTGTGGTGTAGTCATCGTATCCACGAGCACCGAAGTCGACCGTGGTGCCGTCGTGGAGCGTGACGCGCCACTTCTTTGTAGATATTGGACTCGGGTTCAAGCGAACCGCGCGCATCATGATATTGAATAAGATGTTTTTTACTTGCGGCAACCCGGGCAGTAGCCCGACGATTTTTGACGTCGTTCATTCAAGAGGAGACCGGCGGCGATCACCGCGGCAGCCATGAGACCGTTGCGTCCAAGATTGGCGCGTTGGAAGTATGCAACGGCGATGATTGCGATCGCAATCATCTGCGTCTGTGAGAGCGGGAAACCCTGCGCCTGAGCGATGGGCATTTGTTCAGGGGTGGGGGATGGACCCATCATCACGATCATGTGGTACTACGTACTGAGATTTTAATCACAGGAAGACGTCGAGTCGTAAAAAAAAATCTCTCTATAGTTCATAACACAAAACCACCATGGCCGTTCAAACCAGACGATCCAAGCGAATCAACGCGTCCAACATGGCGCCGAGCATTGCGGCGACCAAGATCCAAGCGCTCGTCCGCGGGATTCAAAACCGCGAGCGCATCGCCAACATGAAGGCGAGGCGCATCGGACAAGTCCTCAATAAGCGAGGACGTGGTACCATCGCCGTTAAGGGTGCCGTCCCGAAGGCGACGGGCGGACCTCGCAAGGTCCGATCCAACAAGGGCGTCACGCGTGGTCCGCGACCGGCGACGAATCAAAAGCGCAAGCTCGCCCAGGCGGCGAAAAACGCCGCCAAGGCTAACAAGAATGCCATGAAGGCGATGAAGATCGCCAAGGCGGTCGAGGCGAAGGCTACGAAGAAGCTCAACGCCGAGGCGAAGCGCATCGGACAAGTCCTCAACAAGCGAGGACGCTTCAGCGCGCTCAAGCGCGCCGTCCCGAAGGCGAAGGGTGGACCGCGCAAGGTCCGTGCCAACAAGGGCGTGATCCGACCGGCGACGATCGAAAAGCGAAAGCTCGCTCAGGCGGCGAAAAACGCCGCCAAGGCTAACAAGAATGCCATGAAGGCGATGAAGATCGCCAAGGCGGTCGAGGCGAAGGCTGCGAAGAAGCTCAACGCCGAGGCGAAGCGCATCGGACGCGCCCTCAACAAGCGAGGACGCAATACCATCGCCATTAAGGGTGCCATCCCGAAGGCGAAGGGTGTGCCGCGCAAGGTCCGCGCCAACAAGGGCGTCATGCGACCGGCGACCGCCGAAAAGCTCCTCGAAAAGGCGAACAAGTCTCTTCAAAAGGAAGCCAACAGACTCAACGCTGTTCTCAGCTTGATCAAGAAGCGACGCAGCCTCACGCGCAACCAAAAGGACCGCGCACTCATCAACGCTGCGAAAATGAGCGCGAAGAACCTCCGCGCCAAGTACATCGTCGTGCAAAAGCGCGAAAAGAAGGCGATGGACGCCGTCAAGAACGCCGTCAAGAACGCCGTCAAGAACGTCGCGCCGGCGGCGAACAAGCCGACGAAGAAGCGACGCTCCGCGAACGCCAACATCGCGGCGCAAAATGTCATCGGTCGCCGAACCCGACGATCCACGGTGAACAACTTGAACTAAAACAAAATCAAATCACATACGATTCGTCGTCATCACATTTTTACAAACACGCATTTGTAAAAATATGAGAAAAGTGAGTGCACGCGCGAGGTGGATTTACGATCCGTACAAAACACCGGCGAGACCGTCCTTGATTTTGAGGATGTTCCAGTTCACCGCGTAGATGCGATGTTGGGTGTTTCCGTTCCCGTGTGGATTGTAAATTTGGAGCTTGGAGTTGTCGAGTCGAGAGTAGTTCAAACTCCCCGACGGACTGGACTTGTTCAAGTAAAGTGCGAACGGCCACGTGAACGTCGGGCTGTTGTCGAGCGCCTGCATCGGGAGCACCGTGCAATGCGTGAGCGGCACCGTCGTGTGATGGAACACGTTCGACGTCTCTTCGAAGAGTGGCGTACCGTTGATGTAGAGCGTGGACTTGTCGAACGAGTATTGCCCGGACCAGTGACCACCCGTGCCCGCGCCGCTGGCGACGTGAAGCGCCATGACTGGGTGGTTGAAAGTGGACAAATCGATCTCGGTTTCCGTTTGGCTCGAGAGTTGCGACTGCACCTGTCGGATCAAGAGTTCATGCACGTTATTCGTGAACCACGCGCGTTCGTCGGTGTCCAACGTCGCGTACGTGCAATAAATCTTCGGCGTCGCCCGCGGGGTGAATCCATCGCGACACTTGATCTTAAGTTTCAACGAGGTGTACTGCATGCAGACCAGGGGAAGGCTTTTCGTCCAGTCGTCACTGAACCAGAACGGAATGGTGTAGCAATCGGCGTACCCAGACTCCGCGCCGTACGCGTTCTCGAGCGTCTCGCCCGTGAGTTGCGCCCCGGACGCCTTCGCTTCCGTGGAGTTGTAGAGAAGGTTGTGCACGCCGTTGATGTAGAGGGAATCGAGGCTGCAGATCATCTGTCCACCGACCCAAAGCTCGAACGTCGTCGGGCGCTGAGCGGCGTTGGACGAGAACAGACCCGTCGAGTTTTGTCCTGCGGTTCCGATGCGCGGGGCTTCGATGTGAATGTGCGTCAAGAGGTCACCCTTCACTGGGATCTCGCACTCGATGTCAGCCGAGGACGCGAAGGTGCCGATGTAGTCCACTCTCTGGGTGTTCACGGCAAAGTTCGTATATTTACGGTACACTTGGCGCCAGTAACTTATTTCAGGTTTGGAGGTCAAGTGTATATCCTGTACCCCCGTAGAAATAACGTCGACCAACGAAGCACTCATGTTGATTACTATTAATAAGATAAAAAAAAGAGGCGTCATTCTTTCACACACATGGTGACCTTCCAGGTGATCGCCTGGGACGATCGCGACGAGGACGACAAGCACCTGATATCGATCTATGGAAAGACGGACGATGGCAAATCCGTCTGTGTCACGACGGCGTACACACCGTACTTCTTCATCAAGTTCCCGAACGACTGGTCGACGTCTGACGCACACGTGTTCATTCGAAACTTGGAGTCGAAGTGTAAAGGTGCCCTCGTGGGACACGCATTCGTCGATCGCAAAGACATGTGGGGCTTCCAGAACGGTGCGGTTTCCAAATTCGTGCGCCTGGACTGTCAGACGCTCCGAGCTCGTCGGCTGGTGGACTGGAAGATCCGTGACCAGTTCCCGAAGGTCGAGGCGTTCGAAGCCAACCTCGACCCGGTCTTACGTTTCATGCACGAGACAAATATTCAAGCCACTGGATGGGCGCGTGCTGAGACAGGAACAAATCCATCCTTCGTCGCACACGTGGACATAGATCTGTGGATGGATGATTGGCGACACCTCGAGTCGGTGCAACGCGACGACGTCGCGCCGTTCGTCATCGCGAGCGTGGACATCGAGGCGTACAGTCAGTCACATAAATTTCCAAACCCACAGATTCGCGAAGACGCGTGCTTTCAAATCGGGGTCACACTGTGTCACATCGGCACGGACACGCCATACGACGAGGCGATCTTCTGCTATGGACAAACCGATGCGGTGGCGGGCGTGCACACGGAGAGCTTCACCACCGAAGCTGGGATGTTGGCGGCGTTCAGGGATTACATACACGAGAAGAACGTCGACGTCGTCACGGGATGGAACATTTTCGGGTTCGATTTGGACTATCTCTACACCCGAGCTCTCATGACCAACTGTTCAAAATTTTTCAATCTCGGTCGACGTCGAGGGTTCTCGAGCAAAATCGTGGAGAAAAAACTGAGCAGTTCGGCCCTGGGTGATAACGTGTTAAAATTGTTCCCGATGCCAGGGCGGTTCGTGTACGACATGTTCCAAGAAGTCAAGAAGAACTACAAACTCGATTCGTATTCGCTGAACAACGTGTCTCTCGTGTACCTGAATGATTCCAAGATCGACATGCCGGCGAGAGAAATGTTCGCCAGGTTCGAACGCCAAAATCCCGGTGAAATGTCCGAAGTCGCCGAGTACTGCGTCAAGGACACCGTGCTCCCACATCGCATATGCAAGCGACTGTGTCTCGACGTCAACCTTCTGGAGATGGCGAAAGCGTGCTGGGTGCCACTGTCGTACCTGTGCGAACGTGGACAGCAAATCAAGGTGTTCAGTCAGGTGTGCAAGAAGGCGAAAGAACTCGGATTCCTCGTGAAGACCATTCGAACCAAGGACGATCCGGGATCGTACGTCGGTGCCACGGTGCTCGATGCACAGAAAGGGGCGTATTACAAGAACCCAATCACCGCCCTGGACTTTGCGTCACTGTACCCGAGCATCATGATGGCACACAACATATGTTACAGCACGCTCGTCATGGATGACACGTACGACAACCTTCCGGGCGTGGAGTACGACGAATTCAACGTCGCCGGTGTCACGCTGCGATACGCACAAAACGTGCCCTCCATCCTTCCGAGCATTCTCTTGGAACTCAAAGAATTTCGCAAGTCTGCAAAGAAACAAATGGCGTGCGCCGAAGGGTTCATGAAGCAGGTGTTCGATGGTAAACAGTTGGCGATGAAAATTAGCATGAACTCCGTGTACGGCGCGACCGGAACGAGTGTTGGCATTCTTCCGTGCGTGTTCAAGGGTTGCATGGCGCTCGCGGCGACCGTCACGACCAAGGGTCGGTCCATGATCGAGGACACGAAGAATTACGTCGAGGCACATTTTCCAGGGGCCGTCGTGAGGTACGGAGATACGGACTCTGTCATGGTGGAATTTGACTGTCAAGGTCGAACGGGCATGGACGCCATCGAGTACTCGTGGACTTTGGGTGAACAGGCATCCGCGGGGGCGACTAAACTGTTTCGAGCGCCGAACGATCTGGAGTTGGAGAAGATTTATCACCCATTCTTACTCTACTCGAAGAAGCGGTACGCGGCGAAAATGTACGAGATGGGCAAATCCGGGAAGGTTGAATTCAAAAAGATCGACATCAAAGGTCTGTCGTTGGTTCGTCGAGACACCACCAAGCACTGTCGGGGCGTGTGTCGAGAACTCCTGGACGTGATCCTGAACTCGTCCGACCCCCAACCCGCGATCGATTTGGCGCGCGAGCGCGCGATCAGCCTGCTCACGGGCGAGGTGCCGACCCCCGAACTCATGCTGAGTCAGACGCTCAGTGAAAGTTACAAGGTCAAGGGTGAGCCCGTGTCGGTGACGGATGAGTTGAAAAGTTTGCACATCAACCAGGCACACGTCGCCGTCATGCGAAAGATGCGGGAGCGACGACCCGGGTCGGAACCACAGACGGGTGATCGAGTGCAATACCTCATCGTGCGCTCGGAAAATCCGAGGGCGAAGGCGTTCGAAAAGAGTGAAGATCCCGCGTACGTGGAGCAACACGAGCTACCCATCGATTACTTTCACTACTTTGAGAACAAGTTTTCGACGCCGGTGTCGGATTTGCTCGAACCGCTCGTCGAGGGCGACGCGAAGCGTGAAATCTTCGGGGAAATCCGAGGTCAACACAGACCAAAAACCGCGCGCGAAAAAAAGAAGCAAGGCACCGAACCCACGGACGTGGAAAAAAATGCAATCTCCACGCTATTTAAAAATTATGCCACCAACATGAATAAGTAGAACACATGGATGGCGTCCTTAATCAAGTCGCACAGTTGATCACGGATCAGGTGGACATAAAGGTTGAGAAGAAACTGTCGGTCTACATAGACATCATCTCTCGAAAACATGGAATATCGAGGTCGGAGTTGTACAAGGATTTGAACGCGATCCTTGAAAAGGAGCCGTTGTGTCAGGGGTTGAAGAGGGATGGGGTGCGGTGTAAGAACAAGGCGACGATAGAGGGGTATTGTGCGAAGCACTGCCAGCAGAGGAGGTGCACGACGCCCGTGATCCTTCAGAGCGCACATACGCATAGTCCAGACATCCCGTTCTCACCGACGTGTGCGGCGTGCGTGGCGGATCAGCAGAGGCAGATGAGATTTGCCGAATTTCAATTCCCGTTTTAATAATAATGCACGTCATCCCTGTCCGAATCAGTGTCACCGATTACACGACACCGGACGACCTCGACAGGTATTTCTCAGATTCGTGGAAACGGTGTGGTTCTAATAAAATCAATTTCGTGTTCGACATTCGTCAGTGTCGAAATGTCTCATTGCGAAGGCTGTTGGGTATGCGATCGGTGTTGAATAAGCACAGGGCGAACTCTCGCGCACACATCGATCACAGCACTGTCGTGGTCGCGAGTAACACGACGAGGAACATCCTTCGCATGGGATTAGCGATCATACGGACGGAACGTCCAGTGAATGTGATTAAAGTCTAGTCTAATTCGTTTTTTGTTGACGCAAGAATTGCTTGTAATTTTTACTATACTTTTGAAGAACCTTTGAGACTTGTGCGTCGGTGAGCACGCGCTTCTTCGAGTTGTTGTTGCTGCGATTTCGAATGTTGAAAAAGAGATTGCGTTCCCGTTGTGTGATGTTTTTGGGCTCGTACCCAGAATACCCGTTGAGAATGTTGTTCATGATGACTTCGGCGCGACGTCTCGCGACTTCTTTCTGGTTCACGGGGAAGTCGCGCTTTCTTATCGCCATGGTGAGCGGAGTGTCGCCGCGCGATTGAGTGTTTTTAAACAGCATCGTCGCCTTGAGGGAAGGAAGGGTCTTCCCTTGGTATCTCGACACGACGAGAAGGACGCCGTCGTAATCGTTCTTGGTATTGACACCCATCTTGAACCGCCGATCCGTTGTCGGGTTGACCCCGAATCGCTGCCTGATTCGGTTTTCCATGAAGCGTCGTTCCCGTTCCTTGTACTCGACCCCGTTCACGTTGCTGTTGGTGTCATCATCGGGTTCATCCACGTACGCGTCGTCGTCGTCGCTGTCGTAATTGCTCGGCAACTCGTAGTCCGAATCATTTTTACCACTGAGGTCAACACCCGAAAAATATTTCTTTTCGGCGCGCGTCAGTTTCGTCGTGTAGTTCGCCACGGCGGTCTTGTACTCCTTGATGTAATACTTGAGTTCGGCGTTCGTGAGGGTCTTGGACGTGTACGGGGCGTTGATCGTTCTCACGAGAAGGGCGTCCTTGTCCTTCACGTTGTCGTATTGCTTCTTCGCGTTCTTGTACGCACTGATGAGGTTGGAGGATCCGTTTGGTTTCATCGAAGCCAGCCGTTTCTTCTCGAGTCTGTTCAACTCGTTCACGATTTCGTTACGGCTCTTTTTGATCGCGTTGTTGACCTTCAATGCGTTGATGACACCCTCTTGTGCGCGCTGATTGTTTTCCAGGTTATTCAAGCGACTCTTCGCGCGCGCAATCGTGTTCGTGTATCTATTGAGCTGGTTCACGTAATCTTTTCGAACATTGTTGAATGTGTTCATGTTGATGAACGGGTAATTCGCGCGATTGATCGATTTCGCCCACATCGCCGCTCGATTGTTTCTGGTGACCGGCGTGTTCGCCGCGGGCTTGGGCTTGGGCTTGGGCTTGGGCGTGGGGGCGCTCTTCGCATTCTGGATGTTCTTGAGCAGTTCCTCGCGCGTTTTCTTGACGCGCTTGCCATTGACCATCTTGGTGAGAAGCACTTTAGCGCGCTTCGCCGCGTTCTTGTTCGCGTCAGTCGGTGCGTTCGCCGTCTTCGCGACGTTCTTCGACGCGGACTGTGTCATCATGTTGTTCGACAGCGTCTTTCTTATGTTACCGTTACCATTTGGGTAGTTTCGAAGACCCGATTTCATGATTTGTAATTTCATCGCGGATTTCGCACTCTTACCCGCCGCAATCTTCTTGATGCGCGCGATGATCTGTGCCTTGGTCGGGTTCTTGTTCATGAATTCCTTGAAACGTTTTTCTTCTGTCGCGAGAGCGGACATGTATATAATACTACCGCCTGAAAAAAACTGAAATTTCATTTTCACGTGACGATACACGAACGCGCCCGAATCGTCGATGGCGTCACACTACGACGCACCGAACCACACCAATGAACGCTCTCCGAAAGTCGTACGACGCCACCTCCATCAAGGATCTCATCGAACAGGTTGAGAAAGAGGAGCGACGCGCGGTGAAAGATATCACCGATCCCCCTATTAAAGTTTTAAGACGTTAGATTTGTAAGTAACATGAGTAAATCTGACATTTTGTTGACCAGCATCGACCAGTTCTATTCGAACCCGATACATCGCGAAAAGCTGCTTTCGATCCTCCAAAAGAAGAGTCACATCAGCCTTCGGAACATCGAATGGTTCATCACGAATTACTCGCGCAAAAATCACACACACTACGACATCGATGGCAAGCCATTCGTCGTGCACTCGGCGTACAAGTCGAGTCTGGACGGTTTCAGTAAGGCGTTCTTCGACCCGTTCGCGAGAAGTAGCAAGATTGCGTATAAAGTACCTGGGACTGGGGAGGAAATTAGCACGACCGTGGCACAACTCAACTTTTTGAGATGGGTGATTCGAACGAAACTTTTGGATTACATGGAGACGAATCGCTTAACGTTGTTCAAGAAATGATCAACCTTGTTTAGTTTTCTAGGTTTGAGGGGTCCGAGGTTGTTCGGAATCTCCTCGATAGATTTCTGAATGATGTTCTTGTTTGTGAGGGACTCGCGCGTGCCACGGGCGCCGACGATTTCCATCTTCCCACCCTCGAACAGAAACACCTCGATCGACGTGTAGTACAGGTGTAGACTGTATATGTAAGCAGAATTTTCCAACGTACACTCAATCTTTGTTTTGCTCCCCTGCAATTTTTCAAAATCCAGATAGCCGCTCGGTTGCGAATTACTCGGGTACGTCGCGAACGCGTACGTGTACAGATTCCTGATTGGACGCGACAGATACTTGTGCTTCGGCATGAGCCACTTGTAGAACAGGTGATTCGTGCTCGTCGAGTTCGGTAAGGCGTTGCCTTGAATGTAGAATTTAGCGGTGTCCATGATCGGTGCGAAGAACGAGTAGATCTCGTCGTAGTTGAGGTTTGACGAAAAGTTGAACCGGTTGTGAATGTAATACTTTCCTTCCTCGGTCTCGCCCGCCTCCTTGACGAGGTTTTCTTTTTCGAACGCACTGTTTCGAAAAAACCAGTGCATGGCTTTCACGGGACCGTTCGGGACGAGTTCGTTCTTTACGAATGGTTTTCCGACTTCGCTCTGCACCACTGGATGTTTCTTCGCCACTGACGTGACGATCGTTTGGCGCTCGCGCATGAAATACATACGCTCCTCGGACGTGAGCGTGATTTCTTCCGTGATGATGTCGAATTCCGACAGGGTCACCGTGCCCGTGGTGTCCGTGAAAAAGGTTTGTGGGTACCATTCGAACTCGAATTCAATCTTTTGTTTGTGTATGGCACACGTGGGGAAGAACGGGCGGTTCGGTTCGATGATCGAGTGCTCGTCGCTCGCGTACCGCCGACTGAAAAAGAAATTCAAGGGCACGATCACCTGCGTCGCGTAGGAGTTTATCTCCGTGTTCAACTCCGAACTGTCGTACGCCAGGGATCGGTTGGTGAGGAATCGCGCCGCGACTTTCTCGGAAATCTCTTGATACAGTTCGTCGTAGATGATGGCCCAATCGCTGTGAAAAATCTCAACAATCTGTTCGTCCACGCGCATCGTGACTTTGCGAAACATGTGTCGTCCGATTTGATCACAGTATTTGCCGTTCGGTAACGCGGGTAGCTTGAAGCTCACCCACATGTTTGATAAAAGATCACCCATGCTCTGAGGCTCGAACGTCACGATCGTCTTATCCCCGAACGGCCAATTGGGTTGTGCGGTCCCGGGTTTCTTGATATTCTTCGACCGATGGTACTTTAGAAATTGGGAGTGCTGTTTACCCGCGTAATGGAAAAGCGAGTCTGTGGGTTCATCGCTCAACAGGGACGCGTCCTGTGCCCCGATGGCTTTGAGTGCTATTTTCGCAGCTTCGCCACCACTCATTCCTAGTGTTACGTTACAAATTTTTATACACATACTTTCAAAATCCGAAGTGTGCTGTCATCCATTTAATTTGATCGTTTGTTCATCATAACCATTATGACTACAATCATGATACATGAAAGACATGTAATTCCTGAACATAATAACATTACAAAACCATTTTGAGATGAACTTGGTGTCGGACTTGAGGGTTTGGTGGATGTAGATGTCGATCTGGGTGAGGGTGTGGGTGAGGGTGTGGGTGTGGGTGTGGTCGGACACACTGGATGCCCCGGTTTTAAACTACAAAAGTTTTCTTTGTGTTTTTTTATTTCGTCGGATGACAGTAATTCATCCGTACACAAATTACGTGGATCCTCTGGAGTATAAAGTCCATAGTCAGCCTCTGGCGTGTTTTTAACAACTTTAG